TCTGGGCGGAGAACCGTCGGCTCACGCTGGCCTACCGGCGGGTGTTCGAGTCCCCCGACGCTAACCTGGTTCTGGGTGATCTGGCGGTGTTCTGCCGCGCCACCAGCAGTACGGTCGACGAGCCCGAAGTGACCCAGCTGTCCCTAGCGCGCGAGGAAGGCAAGCGGCTCGTGTGGCTGCGGATCGCCAACTTCCTCCACATGGACCGCGGCGAGATCGACCGGCAGCTGCGGGCGCTGAGGAATGAGATCGTGGCCGAGACGAAATCGGTTGTAGAGCAAGCGAGGATGACATGAGCGAAGCAGCAGCGGCACTTGGTGGTGACGGTGGCGGCGGAGCACCGCCTGCCACGGGCGGAGAGGGTTGGGGCGGTAGCCCGCCAGCATCGGCGCCTGTCTCAGCTCCCGATTGGCTGGTGGGGGCAGAGCCGGAGCTACTGGACTTCCACAGCAAGCGTGCCGACGGCTGGAAGTCTCCGGCCGACGTGCTCAAGAGCTATCGCGAACTCGAGCAGAAGGCGACCTGGTCGGACGCGGTACGCCTCCCCAAGGAAGGGGCCGACCCGAAGGCCTGGGACGAAGTCTGGAACAAGCTCGGCCGACCGGCGACGCCCTCACCCGATGCCTACGGGCTGAAGTCCGTCGAGGGCGCGGACGCGAAGGTGGCAGAAAGGTTGGCTCAGGCATTCCATGCAGGAGGCCTGAACCCGAAGCAGGCGCAACCCGTCATCGACGCGATCCTCGAGTTGTCATCCACCGATGGCGACGATGCGGCCCGCGCTGCCAAGAACACCGCCGAGCACCATGCCCTGCGCAGCGAGTGGGGCGTGAATTACGACGCAAACGTGGAGTTGGCCCGCCGGGCAGCCCGCGCCATGGGCGTGGACCGCGAGGCTCTCAGCAAGATCGAGGAGACCCTCGGCACCAGGTTCGTGTTCGAGCGGTTCGCCGCTGCGGGCGAGTTCCTGCGCGAGGATGCTGGGGTAGATCCCACCGGAGTGTCGGGTGGCGGTGGCAAGGAGAGTGCGCTGGCGGAGATCACGGCTCTGCGTGCCAACCCCGAGTGGGTGAAGCGCAAGGAGTCCGACAATTACGATGTCGCCCAGGCCGCCGGCAAGGAACTCTCCGAACTCTACCGGAAGGCCTACGGCGACCAGTAGTCAGACCCTAGTCTGATTGTGCAGGCAGGCCTCCAGTTCCTCGATGAGTTCCTCTGCGACCGATGAGATATTGGCCGCTGGATTGCTGGCCCTCAGCACGGTCTCATTGAGGACCAGCGAGACGCCGCTGGTGCCACATGCCGTGTCGAGGGTAACCGACGAACCGTCGCGATCGGTCGAGGTCACGTCACGGGAGCCGTCGTCACGGACAACGGTGAGTACATTGTAGGTTGTCATTGATGGTCCTCTTGTGCGCACTGCGACCATAGCTGTATACGACATGATATAGCGGGTAAGCCATAGGGCTCCGCTGACCGCGCGAAAGTGCGCCACCCACGGCCGGGTGTCTCCGGTCCAGGCAGCTCCGCCTCAAGACGCGGGAAAGCTTCCGATTGGTCCCACCAATCTGGAGCCATTCCCATGGCAGTCGTCGACGCAATCCCGGCCTGGCGTATCCAGGAGTTCCGAGCCGAAGTGCGCCATCGCCTACAGGACAAGGGCGGCCGGTTGCGCTCCGCGGTGACCTTCCGTGGCAGCTACACGGGTATTCAGGCCGCGGCGGTCAACTACCTCGGCACCACCGAGGCGCAGACGATCACGGATCGTAAAGGTCCGACCCCGAGCATGGACATCAACCATGAGCGTCGGTGGATCGATCCCATCGGTAAGGAGTGGGGTTACCTCGACGATCGTTTCGACAAGATCTTCACCGGCATCGCCGCGAACGGTGAGTACACCGAGGCTGGCGTCAATGGCATGCGCCGCGCCGAAGACATCGAGATCTTCAACTCGTTCTACCGCACCGCCAAGACTGGCGAGACCGGCAGCACGCTTGAGACCTACGCCTCGATCAACACGGCGAGCAAGTACACCATCGGCGTCAATGTCGGCGGCACCAACACCGGCCTCAACCGTGCCAAGCTGATCGCGGCCAGGAAGGTGTTCGAGAAGGAGTATGTGAATCTCGACACCGAGGAGCTTCACATGGTCATCACGGAGAACGAGGTCGAGGACCTTCTCTCCGATCCGACCCTGCTCTCCAACGAGTACGTGAACGAGAAAGCCCTGGCGACCGGCAAGCTGCCGTCGATCCTTGGCTTCAACTTCCACGTCTTTTCTACGCTGACGCTGGAGAAGACGGCCGATCTCGCCCTCAGCACCAACACTCGCACGCTGCCATGCTGGGTGAAGTCCGGCATGCACCTCGGCATGTGGGAGGAGATGAACATCGAGGCTGGCCGTGATCCGGCGTACAAGTTCAACTGGCGGACCTACATCTCGGCGCACTATGGGGCTACTCGACTAGAGCCCGGCCGTGTGCTGCAGATTCAGGTCTATCACGCCTAAGCGAGAGTGAAGTAAATGGCAGTCCGCACTTTCTTGGACGACTACACGACCGCTTGGGACCAGTTCGGCCTTCGCGGTCCTCACCTTCTGCAGAACCCTCCCGATCAGGGCACACGGCTGACTTGGTACTACTTCAGCCACACCCAGGGGTCCACGGCGGGCGACGCCACCTCGACGGTGGGTCTATTGAAGATCCCTCCTGGTCCGTTCCGGTTCCTGATGGGGCAGTTCACCAACAGCGGCTGGGGCACCTCGCGCACGTTGGACATCGGCTGGCAGGCGGGCGTCCAGAACGACGGCACCGCAATCACGGCTGATCCAGATGGCCTCGTGGCTGCCAAGGATGTCTCCTTGGTGCTGGTGGCGCCATGGGGCTTCAACGTGGCGACCTCTCAGGTGGTGCTTAACCCAGCCGGGCACATTGGCATCATCGCGACCGTGGCCGGGGGCACCATCCCCGCTGCGGCCACGCTCAAGGGCTGGATCTTGGTCGGCCGTCCGTAAGGCACGGCCATGGGCTCCGCCGTTTCCATCGGGAATGCGGGTCTTCTGAAGCTGGGGGCGTCAGCGATCACCTCGCTGACGGACCTCAGCGCAGAGGCCAAAGCCATCAACAGCTGCTTCGAGCGGCTGCGGGACGCGGAGCTCCGCGCCCACCCCTGGAAGTTCGCCATCCAGCGCTTCAGTCTCGGTCGCCTGACGGAGGTCCCGGCCTTCGGCTACAGCTTCCAGTATCAGCTACCGGCGACCTACCTTGCGCTGGTCGAAATCCACGACCAATGGTGCTGGGACGACGACTGGCAGTCGACCTACAAGATCGAGGGTCAGAAGATCCTCACCGACATCACCTCGCCCCTGAAGATGAGGTGCGTGGTCAGGATCGACAGCCCAGGCCTGTTCGATCCCCTGTTCGATGAAGTCCTCTCCTGCAGGATCGCCACCGAGCTGGCTGCCCGCATAAAGCAGGACGACGGCAGCAAGGACCGGCTGCTCCGCGACTACACGATGGCCCTGCGTGAGGCACGCCGGGTCGATGCGATCGAGCGCTCGCCCGAGCCGCTGCGCGATACCTCATGGATCACGGAGCGCTACCGAGGCGGCCGGCGGCTCCAGTTTTGAGGCGCGTTCCGATCCTGCCATCCCTCAACGGCGGCGAGTTGTCGCCGCTGATGAACGGCCGGGTGGACATCGAGAAGTACGCCACCGGCGCGCAGACGCTGGAGAACATGATCCCCAAGCTGCAGGGTCCGCTCGAGCGGCGCGGGGGCAGCATATTCATCGGAGAGACGCGGGCGGCGAGCGCACGGGCCTGGTTGCCGAGGTTCTACTTCAACGAGGACCAGGCCTACGTTCTAGAAATGACCGCGAACTTCATGCGGTTCTTCACCCAGCGAGGGCTGCTGGAGTCCAGCCCAGGGGTCCCCTATCAGATCGTCCACGATTACACCGCGCAGGACATGGACGCCGGCAACGGTGTTTTCCGGCCGTCTTATGTGCAGTCACGCGATCAGGTGTTTTTTGCCAACGCCGGCTTCCCGCCGAAGGTGCTTTCCAGGCTGGCGGCAGTCGACTGGACCTGGTCGAACCTCCCCTATACCGGAGGACCGTTCAAGGATCAGAACGAGGCCGACGTCACGGCCAGGCTTTCGGGCCTCGGCGAGATCGGCGCCACTCTTGTCCTGACGGTGGTCCCTGGAGTTTTCGAGGCTGGGCACATCGGTTCGCTGTTCGAACTCGAGCAGGACGACGTCAGAACCACACTATGGGACAGCGCCATGGTGGTGGCGGCCGGCTCCGCTATCCGCTGGGACGGCCGGTTCTTCACCACGACATCTGGAGGAACGACCGGCACCATACCGCCGACGCACTCCAGCGGCACCGTCAGCGACGGCGGCGTGAGCTGGACCTACAAGCACGATGGCCGGGTTATCGTTAAAATCCTAAGCATAATCGACGAGGAGCGGGCCAACGTCGAGTTGATGACCCACATCAGCGGCGATGTCGTCAACCCAAGTTTTACCCGCAAATGGTCGTTTGGTGCTTGGTCCGACGTTGAGGGCTGGCCGACGTGGGTGGAGTTCTTCCGCGAGCGGCTGGTGTTTGCTCGCGGCACATCGATCTGGATGTCATGCGCTGGCGACTACACCAACTTCTCGGCACGCACCGGCGGTCTCATCATCGATGATAACGCGATCTCTCTCCAGGTCGCCAATGCGCGGGCCGACGAAATAAGATGGCTGCACGGTGCCCAGGCGATGCTGATCGGCACCGCCGGCGGCATCTCCATCCTGCGCGAGCAGACCGTCCAGCTGCCATTTGGCCCAGGCAACGTGACCATCATCCCCGGCCCGGTCATAGGGGCCGCAGCCATCGCCCCGCTCGAAACGCCCAGCGGTCAGGTGCTCTACGTCGATCGCACCAGGACGGCCCTGCGCGCGATCAGCTACTCGGCCGATAGCGATAGCTTCGCCGCCCAGGACGTCACCCGTCTCGCCGAACACATCCTGCGCGCGGGCGTGGTGGACATCGCCTACCAGGCGCACCGCGACAGTCTGGTCTGGTGTCTGCTGGAGAACGGCGAGCTGGCGGCACTCACCTATGAGCCGAGTGAGCAGGTGTTCGCGGGGCATAGGCACAGGGTCTCCGGGCCAGGTGTCTTCATTGAAAGCATCCAGGTCATCCCTTGCCCCGACCAGAACTTCCGGCGAGATGATCTATGGCTGGAGGTCTATCGCAACATCGGCCAAGACCGTCGATACATGGAGGTTTTGGAGACCGCCTATATCCCGCCGCCGCGGGAGGTCGGGCAGACGCAGCGGCAATATCAGGCCTTCGTGGCCCGTGACGCGAAATATTCCGTCCACCTCGACAGTTGCCTGAGTTTCGATGGGTTCAGAACAGGAACTCTGTTCATGGCACCCACTCCGCTTCCGATAGGCTCCACCGAGCAGTTCGAGGCCGCCGGGCCTGGCGCTCAACTGTTCACGGCTGCCGATATCGGGCAGCTGATCCAGGTCGACTTCACCGACCCTGCTGGCTTCCCGCAGATGGGTGAGGCCGAGATCATCGAGGTGGCCGCTGGCATCGCGCAGGCCATTGTCACCTATCCGATGCCGGTCACTGCGACCGGACAAATATCCACCGGGCAATGGAAGGTCACCAGGTCATCCTTCCCGGGTGCCGATCATCTGGCTGGCCTGGAGGTCGGCATTCTGGCGGACGGAGGCCCGCGGCCGCGGCAGATCGTTTCGCCGACGGGTGACGTGGTGATTACGCCGCCCGCGGGCGTGGTGAAGATCGGCCTGCCATTCCGCAGCCGCTACGTCTCCATGCCGCCTGAGACGGGCGCCATCGCCGGGACTGCGCAAGGCCGCATGAAGCGCGCCCACCGGATCGACCTGCGCGTGTTCGCGAGCCTGGGCGTCATGTGCGGCACCACCGAGGAGGAGTTGAACGAGGTCCGCGACCTGCTGCCCTATCGCGAGCCAGAGACAATCATGGGCCGGCCGTCCCCGCTGTTCTTCGGCGATGCGCGGCTGGATGCTCCGGGAGGGTTTGACACGGATGGGCTGATCGTTGTGACCGGCGACGAGCCGCTGCCATTCACCATCGTGGCATTAATTCCTCATTTTGAGGTCCACAACTGAGATGGGCCTTAACCTTGGCAAGGTCGGCGCTTCTCTGATTCCTGGCGTTGGCCCATACATCGCGGGCCAGGACGCCAAGGAGGCCGCGAAGGAGAACAAGAAGGCAGCACAAGAAGGCGCCCGCTACAAACTTCGCCAGACGCTCGGTCAGGCGCGGTTCGACTACCGCACGACGATCGAGCGCACAGACCTCGAACAGAGCGCCGCCACCGAGGCCGCAAATATTGGCCGCGACCAGGCGGTCGGCGTGGCCAACCTCCGCCAGCAGCAGGCGGTCCAGGGCGCCAACCTTACCGAGACCGTTGCCCAGGAAGGCGCGGTATTCGAGCGCGGCCAGGCGCAGCGTAGCATCGGCCAGCAGGTCGCCGGTCTTGACGCGAAGATCGATGGCGAGAGGTCTCTCTCGGCCATCCGCCAGACGGACATGGCGCGCAAGGCTGCGTTCGCGACCGGCACACTGCGCGCCCGTGCGATCGGCTCCGGTGTCGCCTTCACCGGCACGGCCCGCGCGGTGGTCGACCAGTCCGCCATCCTCGCCGAACTCGACCGGTTGAACGCGAACTACGAGAGCGAGATCGGCGTTCGCGGCATGTTCTTCGACCGTTCCGGTTTGATGTTAAAGAGCCGGTTTGCCGACGAGGTGGCCGACTTCACGATCAGGCAGGCGGGACGGGCGGGCGAACTCACCCGCTCGCAGGCCGGGTCCGAGGGCGACATCGCACGCTATCAGGCCAGCCAGAACGCCGAGTACACCGTCCGCCAACAGGCCGCTGGCGCTGCGCTTACTCGCGAGCAGTCTGCCGATGGTTTGGCGATCACCAACAAGTTCGCATACGAGAGCAAGAACCTCGAGCTCAAGTACGCGCAGATCGGCTACCGCACCGAGCGCAACCGGATTGACACCCAGACTGCCATCAACATCGCCGGCGATCTGATCAGCACGGCGTCGGCTGGGATAGTCAATTACACAAGAGCCACCGGCCAGCCGGTGATAACCTGATGGCCCTGCGCATCCCCTACTACCGCCCCGTCGGCCGCCCGAAGTTCTCGTCCTTCTCCGCGGATCAGATAGGCTCGTCCGAGATCGATGTCTCTCCGATCACCAACGCACTGGCGCAGCTGGCGGACGTCTGGACCAGCCAGCTCCAGCAGGACCGGGCGCAGAAGTTTGGGCTGAACAGGGGTGAGGCCGCTCTTGAGCTGCGCCGCACGACATTCGAGATGGCCGCCGACGGCGACCCGGCCACGCGCGTCGATCGATGGATTAAGGCCAAGGACGCCATCAGAGACAAGTATCTCAAGCGCCTCGACGAGGAGGGCATTGGCGGCGGGGACGCCTTCGCCCAGGAGTTCGAGCAGTCGGCCATGTCCGAGGAGTTCGACCTGCGTAAGGCGTCGGTCGTGGAGCTACAGGAGAAGCAGCACGGCAACCTGGAGCGCAGCCTGGACAGCTATACGAAGCTGGCCGGCGAGGGCTCGTATGAGCAGCAGCAGCAGTTCCGTGACAGCGGCATCCTGGCGATCGAGGACGCGGTAGCCGGCGGCATCCTCTCGCCCAAGCAGGGCGTCGAGCGCGAGCGCAAGTTCACGGACGAGATCATTGAAACGAGGGTCCGTCGGGACATCCTCGCCGATCCCCACGAGGCAGAGCGGCGGCTGCTTGGTGGCGAGTACACCGAACTCGAGCCTGACCAAGGAGTGGCGGCAGGTGGCGAACGGCTGTCCAAGGACGAACTCGCGGCGCTCCTAAATAGCAGCCCTGAAGAGAGGATTGGAGATCCCACCAGGAAATCCACTCTGTCAGATGCAGAGAGGGCTGATCTGCTGGCCAAAGGCCCGGAGGCCTCTCTGCAAGAGGGCGCTATCGCGGAGCCGAAGCGAGCATCTGGCGACGTGCGATTTGTTGACTCTCCGACCACCGGGCGATCCCGCCAGCCAGGACGATCCGATCCATACGCCGACCTGACTCCTGAGAAGCGAGCACAGCTCCTGGAGAAGGCCGGCACTGCGGCCGATCGGCTTGATCGTCGCGCCGAGGCTCAAGCGGCCAAGAAAGA